TGTTATGGGTGACGGAGTCCTAAAAGACGTTTCAGAAGGAGAACTCGGTAAAGCATTTAATACATTATCAGGAAATGCTGTAGCCATGATAGGTTCTGATTCTGGACGCAAGACATTAGTTACTGCTGGAGGCATTGCACTATTAGGAGCATTTGCACGAAAACAGTTTCCACAACTAAAACTCGGAGGATCTAAACTATACTTTAGATTGTAAACATGGCAACAACAATAACAAGAACATTCGATAGCACACCGACCGATAAGACCTATTTCAGTCTAACAGACAACATGAGTAGTTCCTCACTCGGTAACATACAAGTTCCAGATGGAGCTTCCAGAATCTCAAGAGTAGACAGTGCTTTCTGCACTGGAAACGCAAAAGGGTATCAAGTAGTCGCAAGACTTTCAGGTAGTAATATGTCTGAACAAAACTTTACCTTAATGGGATTAGATGGAGATGGAGCTGACGGAGCTATCTGTCAAGCAGATGCAACAACTGATGTTAATTTCCCAGTAGGCGGAGTTAATAACGTAGATTTACAAATCGCAATACAATATGGTTCAGGCGGAAGCGCAAGTGCTTCATCTGGATCTGTTACATTGTATTTCGAATGAGCAAAACTAAAAAGAATATAGCAACCTTTACAGGTCCCCAATTAGGGGTAACTACTGTAGGTAATCATGCTTACGGTTATAGTGGTCTGTATGAATTTGATAATTCAGCTTTTAAGTCAGGTTTACACTTCCAAACAGGTTCACAATATCATAAAGCTGTTATTACTTGGGGTTATCCCGAAAACAGTGGCGATAATATACAAAGTCAGATATATTTGAATGATGTAAAAGTTTATTCACAATATCACAATAATACACGTTTAGACTTTACAGGCCCACCTATGTCCATTAAAATTATACTACCTCCACATACTGAAGTAAAGATAGGAAGTATAAACGGTGATGGTAACGTAAGAGATGGCTTAATAACGTATGGAAGTGAGGTTTTTAATGGATAAATCAACAGTCATAAATGTTAATGAAAGCATTACAGAAACAACCGGTAAGAATATGGAACAATGGTTGCTCCGTATCGTGGTCATGTATTTACTGTTTGGAGACAAAGCAATGGGTATGATCTAAATGGCATTAGGCCCATCTAAATCTATCCTTCGAGTGAAAGAGGGGTATATCTACGGCTGGAGTGGTTCTGTCTCACTAACCTCTTCTGCCGTTACACTCCTCGACTATAACTCCCCCTCCTCTTTTTACTTAACAAGAGTGGTATTAGGGATAGACTGGAGTAGTGTAGGTGCTGGAGAAACTATTTCATATACCATAAATGTAGATGGACAAGGATTGTTTACTGAGAAATATGTAATAGGGGATCCTAACGCAGTTGGTAATGTGCAACAACCTAAAATGTTAGAGTTTGTTATACCTCCTAATTCATCCGTTAAGATTATGGCTACAGAATCAGCCAATAATGGTGCTATGTCTTGTATGCTAACTGGGTATAAGATATGAAACTTCCAAACTCTCAAAAGGATTTTGAAGAGTTGATGAAGGGGATAAAGTGGAATAGGATTATACCTCCTGCAGTATCCGTTTTACAACCTGTTATTATTGGAGGATTGTGGTTGTTGGCTTGTAAGTTTGATAAGAGGGCAGATGCAACAGCTAAATTTATAGCAATAGCTGAAACGATTCCAACAATAGATTTGAATCTACCGAAACCTGTAGCTTTAGCTTCTATCTATCACACAGTAGACGAAACAATGGATGTTCTAAAAGAAGTTATAGAATGGCTTAAAGACATTGAAGTTCCTACTGCAGAAGATATTATTGATGAAACTAAAAAGCAAATAACAGATCCAATAGCTGAAGGAGTAGATGAGGCACTTCCAGATAATCCAGCTTTCAAACAAGCTCTTGCTGATTGTGTTATGAACGCTAAAAACAGCCTTCCTTATGGAAGTTATTACATTATCGGGCCGTCATGGATTGTTTCTTGTATGGCTCAGAAAGGATATAAGGTTACTGCAAAATGGCTAAAGAAAGAGTTAGGTCTGTAAATGAGCAATATCGAGTTCGGACTAATATGGGCCTTGAGCTTTTTGCTTTACTTGCTCATTTATACTTATTGGATACCGTTAAAAACACAGAAAAGAATCGAGACTTGGTTAAGAGACTCAGAATCAGATGAAACATTACTATTAGCATTAGAAGTAGTAGTAAAGAGAATAAGAGAGCAAACATTAGTAGACTTTCAAGAGTTCATGTTGCCTCAAGCAAGAGAGAACCTGCAGAAGTTTTGGTCTGGAGCAATGGGAAATGTTGCGAAAGAATTGAAAAAGTCGGATGAGGGAGGACAGCTTTCTCTTATGCATAGTGTTGCCGACTCCTTAAAGAACGAAGCATGGTATGTTCAAGCATTAGGATCTAAACTTATGCCGATTTTGGCCGAAGGAATGCAAAAAACTAAATCTGCAAACATTAAGCCAGACATAGGCATGGGATTGCGCAAATAACGCACTTTAAAGGCACTTTAACGCACCAAACTCGCAATCCCTACCCGATTCTACGCTAAGCACCTCCGTTAATCTTACGACGGCATAGGTTGCAAGTCGCCGATATACCATTCCAGTTTACGTTATGACAACTGCAAAGACTCATAATTGTTCCCATCTAAGTCCGTCTGATGCTTTCCATACCCAGTAGAAGATTCCTTCTTTTGGCCAGTGACTTGCTGATTGAAAGTCTTTTAGTAGATACCAAGTTGAAGTAGAATATGATTCCTTTATCTTAGGATCCTTATCTGCTTTTGTCTCAAAGTCATCTCCGTCTTTTATTACGGCAACTTCTCTACAAGTAACACGCACACCTTCTTTTATACCCCCGTCTGTAGTAATGTTTATTTTTTCTACATTATCTACTGTTACTAATGTAGGTTCATCTTCCTTAACCCGTAGGTAGGAATCACGCTTCTGCAATGGTGCGGAAACGTCAGGCTTTACAAATGATATATTCTTCTCGTCCATATTCTTACATCAGATATTGCTATATAATAAAAACTGAAAGGGAATAGAGTTATATAATGGATTAAAGTATAATCGGTTATGCCTGTCGGAGTTTATCGTAAAAAATCTAAAAAAGGAAATTGGATGTATTTCAGAAATGGAAAGCTAATTTCTAAGAAAAGCTACGACTCGTCCAAGTCACGTAAAGGTTCTACTCGAAAGGGTGGCATACGAAAGACAGCCAGACGGGCATACGTTAAGAAAAATAATAGGAGATCATCAATGAAAAAAGGAATACCCCACCCAAGTGTTACAGGTATGGCATCTGGTTTAGCAATAGCATCATACCTAAACGCTGGTAGAGAAATAACAGGTCTACCACCTAAAGCCGGAACTGTTATGGGTGACGGAGTCCTAAAAGACGTTTCAGAAGGAGAACTCGGTAAAGCATTTAATACATTATCAGGAAATGCTGTAGCCATGATAGGTTCTGATTCTGGACGCAAGACATTAGTTACTGCT